AGATTAAACGCGCATCAACTGGCTCATTTGTTTCTGCGTCAACCAAGAAGTGAACCAAGTCGAATGGCTTCTCTTCACCTGTCAACTCAACACCACGCTTGAGCATTTGGATCGCTTCACGATGGAAGTCCAAAGTGCTGTCGGCGGCCCAACGCGAAAGACCTGAGTCAGAGAACTCATCCTGACGCTCAATGCGAGCCAATTGTTGCGCTCCGATGCGCTCGATTTCAGCAGTGTGTGACGCGATAGTTGAAATTTTCATGTCGATCTCCTAATTAATAAATATTTCCGACACACAAATAATAACAGGTTGGTACTGTAATGCAACACTTTACGTTTCTTTTTTTTACGATGCCTTCAACTGTTCGATACCTTCTAGTCTGGCCTTGGCAAGCCGCACACGCCGCTTATCTTCCAAACTGAGCCTCTGCCCTGTCTTCTCTGCGCTCTCCGCTATCATGAGGACTGAGCGGTCAATCTCAGCCTCTTCACGCATCTTGCGAGTGATTGCCGGGCGCACATACTCAGAATCGGGTGCGAATATTTCTTTCAGTGGCAACCCCAGGATTTCAACCATCTGGATTCCGTTTGCACCACAGACAAAGCAGTGAGCGCCTACAGATCCATCGTTGCGCTCTGAGATCATCATGTTGAAGTCTTTGCCGCCGTGAACAGGGCAGGGAACCCGCCACTTGCTCTGGCCTGCGTTACGAACTTTCGGGAACTGATTCAGGATATTTTCAACTGGCATTTTTCATCACCTCGTAGTTTCTTTTAATGTTCTGGCTGACTATGAATCTTTTCACTTCTTCCGACACACCGTCAACACGCTTCGCATCGATCTTGCTTGGCCACACGCCAAACTTTGCCCGGTACTTGTGCTTGGCCCAACCTTCTTGGTAGCCACGGGTCTTGGCGTAGTGCATTAGCTCGCCGAACCATTCTGCCTTACGCTCAGGTGAGTACACCTTGTTGGCAGACTTGGCCAACTGGACTAACTCAGAGCCGTCAGTTTCGATCTGCTCGCGGATCGGGAGTTCAAATCCGCATTTGCAGCGAATGCCTATCATCTGCTGATAACACTGGGGGCAGTCTTTGACCTTGGGTTCTTTCTTGTCCTTCAACTGCTTCCGCTCGTTGAACTTCTGCTCACCGTCATCAAGTGACTCCGGGATCATATCTTCACAGAAACCGAACCGGGATACGTTGGATGCGTGATCGAGGTACACGGCGTTCTTCTTGCCGGGTGCTGTACGCATGATCCTGCCCACGCGCTGTTGGAACTGGATCGGAGAACGTGTGCTTTTCAGGTCAATGCATGCTGATGTGTTTGGACTGTCCCACCCCGTGTTCAGCAACTGCGAGCATGACAGGATAAAGAACTCACCTGCCTCGTGTGCCTCGTGTAGCTCTTCGCGGATCTCCGGGTCCATGTAGCCGTCGATGTGTTCTGCCCGGATGCCTGCCGCGTTGAACTCGTCAACCAGTGACTTTGATGTCTTGATCGATGGACAGAATGCAACCGTCTGACGGCCCTCAGCATACTTCCGCCAGTTGGCGATAACGTCACCCACGAGCTTGTCGTCCTTCTCGATAGCCTCGCCCAGTGACTTCTCGTCGTAGTCTGTGCCGCCGGTCTGTAGCGTCTTGGTCTTAATGCCCTTCAGGGAAACATGACGGCCACCGTAGTAATCGACAGGGCAGAGGTAATCTTGCTCAAGCAGTTCACGCTGAGTGACCGGGACGATCAGGTCAGAGTAATACTTTCCCAACCCCTTGCTGTATGGAGTCGCTGACAGGCCGATAAACGGGACGTTGTTGTACTGCTCCATCACCTTGGTCAGATACTTGTAGTGGGTGTGAGCCTCGTCAACGATGGCAAAGTCAAAATCTGGGACGTTATGACGCCTTGCAAGAGTCTGGACCGATGCGATCTGGATCGGAGCCATTGGGTTGCTCATAAAGTGCTGACCCTGCATGACACCGAACGGCAGGCCGTGGTGATCGAATGCTTCAAGCGTCTGCTGAACCAGTTTGACCCGGTCGCAGATAAAGATGCCTCGCTTCCCTTTCTCCAGTGCCGACTTCAGGATCGCGGCGGCTGTAATTGTCTTTCCGAATGAACATGGCGCGGCAAGCATGATGCGCTTGTGGCCTCTCCGCATTGATTCGCGGATCATTTCAATGGCTGTTTCTTGATGTGGTCTTAACTTCATATTTTTCTTCCGGCCATAGTGATCATTAGAGGACGTAGGGTGATCCCTGTCCATCCTGTCGTATTCATCTGGTCCATGCAGTCTCAGTAATCAGCAGTGCTTTCGATGGCGGGTATCTCCATCCGGTAGCTCAACCGTCCCTGCCCGTAGGCGGATCACCTCTAACGCTGTTTGTCCCGTCCTCAAAGGTCGGACTGCAATCTTGCTTTTTCGCGCTACAGCACAATGCGACTGCATTACGGGTGACGATTTGAACTGAGGGAGAAAAGTTGACTGTAACTACGATTGCGGTCACAATTCTAACCAGTGCCGGAGTGCGGTCACGGGTTTCTTTTCTCGTTCCTCGGTCCGGTTCGCTAGGGGGCTTCTCACACCCCCGCCCGGCACTGTTTTAAACCTTACCCCTACGAATAATTTTTTGCAAAGTCTTTTTCGCAGATCGCTTCAAGATATCCATCAGGCATCCAGAGTTGAACTGGGCCTTCTGAGCCATCGATGAAGTCCGATCCCAGAACGTATTCCCACACCTGACCGGCAGGCTCCAAGTCGCTGTCACCCCACTCGTCAACTAGGTTGATGGTGTATGTGACCTCGCGCTCAACGCCGTTGATGACCGGCCAAATGAAAATGTCGTGCGATTCCATGACTGTCTCCCAGAGGGCCGCTTACGCGGCTCTCCCAAATGTGTGTGCCTCAGCCTCTCGCAAAGCGTCCCGCTTATTATCTGTCACTAGGCGTGACTCAAACACTGTCATGCGTGTTCTTTCGTGAACAAACTTTGTGACCACAACAAATCGATTATCAGCGTTCAAGAACACTGCTGAGTCGTAGTTGCGATACTCTTCATTAGTAAACTGCTGAACCATTTCCATTTTCAGCAAATCTGCCACCGCGATTCTTGGTGCTAATTTTTTCATGTCGGTATCTCCTAGTTAGTTAAATATTTACTCGACACAAGAATTAGACTACATCCAGATATTCGGTGCAACACTTTTTGTTGCTTTATGTGAAATATTTATTCGTAACATTGAATGTTACAGCCGTAACACTGAGCGTTACAGACGGCACGATGTGCCACCCAATGTCACAATGTGCCATCGAAAGTTCCATGCCGGGCGTAGAAGGTAGGACGCTACCTGAAAAGTCGCAACGCTACTTTAAAAGTCGCTTAATGCGTTGGGTGAATATTCGCTTAATGCGTTTGAGATCTTCGATGGAATAGTTCTTGGCGTCATTCATTTTTTCAAGCGCCTCGACTTTCTCGTGGCCAAGTTTCCAGATCAGTGCAACCCGATACTCTGCCACATTGCCTGACAGGTAGCGGTTACATTTCTTGCATTGCTTGTGAGCATTCCAGAGATGGAATCGCAGGTGAGGAGCAGAGCCAGTAGATCGATAGTGACCACAATCCCAATCACCGCCAGTAGCGTTGTCAGCAGTGCGTAGACCACAGCTAATACAGCCCTCATGTCTGTCCCTCGCCCTCACATACGCATTAAACGCAACCTGAGCCTCCTTGGTCCACTGCCCCTTGGTCTTCAGGCTGTCCCGCTTGATCTTGTCGATCTGTCGCTTTTCTTTGCGGACCTTGTCGAACAGCGACTCCCGGTTCTTGACCGTAAACACCTTCAAGCATTCATACGAGCAAAATGCCTTGAACTGAGACACGAATGCCTCAGTCGCAGGCACTTTCTTTCGGCAGTTGCTACAGCGCCTTGTCTTGCTCTGCATCTTTTGCCTGACTTGCTTCTTCGACAGCCATGAGTGCCTCAGCCGACAGGAAAATCATTTCTTCCTGATCGATAGCGTCACACAGGTCCATCTCAATGCTCATCTCGACAGTTCCATTCACGAGCTTTGCCTTGATCGTCACGCTTGATTCAGTCTTGTCCATTCTGTTTTTCCCTAGTCTTCATGTATTGGCTCTCTTCAGGTATCGAAAGGTAGACCCCGAACTCAGTCGCACTGTACTCCCAACATTGTTCCATGAACGTGAACATCTCGCCTACCGACAGATCTTCAGTGTTCCGCAGTTGGCCAGTGAGAACTTTACTGCCGTATCGAACGTCCTCTACCCCCAGGAATCGGTGCTTCCACCAAATCTTGACAGTCTCTTCGTTGAGGTCTTTTCCGCGCTTTGTCTGCTCAGCGGCAAACTCCCTGCACCATACATGGAACAGGGCGTTTTGCTCAAGCGACCTTCCGCCTGCCTTGATCTGAACCACACAGTAGCCATGCTCTTTGACCATCGCTTGGATGTCACGAATGCATTGATCTGCCATCGGTTTAGAGGTGACGGTGTGCTTGACTGAATCCTTCATCCAAAGAATCCAATCATGCGGTCCCAGACAGTCGGCTTTGGCTCAGGCTTCGGCGCAACTGTACGCGATCTGCGTATCTTTTTTTCCTTGGCCTGAAGGATGCGCTCGACAGTCATCTGTTCGTGGTCCTTACGGATGCGCTTTGCCCACTTCCGATCAATCAGTTCCATCTTGTCTTTGTGATGATGGATGATCTGGCCAACCGACTTACGGCTACGCCCGATTGTCTCGCCGATTTCTTCGTCTGTGAAACCCCTGTTGTAAAGGGCTTCAACCATTCTCAAGTCTTCATTTGTGATTTTGGACATATTAGTCTCCTAGTTTCAAAAACTCGTCGCGGGTCATTTTGAAATACTCCGCGAACTCTTCGATCTTGTGCAGGCGCATATCATCACTGGCTCGCCATCTCTGCACTTGTTGACGGTGAACGCTGAAGTCACGCGCCATTTGCAAGGTTGTGATATCCCGCTTTTCCTGTGCGATCTTGATGCACTTGCCAACTTTGGTTCTACTCACTGCATGCTCCTGTTAAACTGAGAGTCTCTCGACAGAGATACCCCTCATCGATTAGCCCGCTCCGCGCGGGCATTTTTTTACTTACCAAGGAATTTCATCGTCAATATTTGACGCTTGCTGACCTTGAGCTTGCTCAGTGGGTTGGGCGGGCTGACTGCTTTTGTAGTCCTTCGGGCGCACCGACAGGCTTACGATTGGAGCGCGGTCACTTTGTCCCGGCTTCTTCTTCCACCCGCTAATCCAATGATCAGTGTTGCACTTGCAGTGCGGACAACTGAATGTCATTGAGCCAGATAGGTCTGGGTGTGTGTCAGTTTGCTTCCGGTCATTGTTCCAGAGCGCACCACGGTTGTTGTTGTCATGTTCAGTCATTGCATATTCCTTAATCGTTCAGTTTCATATTTGATGGTTTCACAAGCCTTCTCGACCTGTTCCGCCAGTTGCTTTATGTAGTCCTCGTCACGGTAGACGCGGACCTGTAGTACAGGCATCGTTTCGTGGTACGACACAAAGTCCCACCACTCTCTGCCTGTGATCCAGAGACAACCCATCACCTGTTGTTTATAAACGACAGGCAACTTGTCATCCCTCAGATATTTCACATGGGTATGCGGAGCCGGGCATTTGATCTCTAGCCCGCCTTCGCCGACCAAACCGTCAGGCGATACGCCGCATTCCAATGTGTCGTCCTTGCAGAACCCGACCTCTTGAACCTCCAAGCCAGTCGATAGCTCGTAATACTGACGAGCCAGTGGCTCCAATTCTGTACCCCTTTGCATCCATTCATTAACCTTGACCTCTGTAGTGCGCTCTGTGAGCTTCTCAGCGATTAACTGATTAATGTATGCGTCAGCGCTCGTAGACGGCTTCCCAGTCGCCGTTATGAGGTTTGAGAAGCCTGAGCCACTAGGACATCCTAGACGGCTGTTCAGCCACTCCTGCGTCCCTTGCTCGTGATCGATCACTCTCATCTTGCTTGCCCTTTTTGAATATTCTGTCGTAGTTGCTCTCGAATTTTGCTTTGTTCACTGGACGCGGATTGCTTCCCTTTCCTGCCATAATCACCTCTCATTAACCAACAAGCGGCACATTCCAAGACCCCACTGACACGAATGTCAGCAGGGTTGCCGCAATACTTACAGGGAGTCGTCATCGATGATTTCATCTGACACCGCCGTTGCTGACTCCATGTCAGCGATCTTCTTTGCGAGCATGTTGTACGCCTGCTCAAAGTGTGACTTGGGTAACTCAGAGACTGACTGGATCTTGTAGAACCCAAGAAACTTGGCTACGTCAGTTCCTGAGTAGTCGATCATCTCATTCAGTTGCTGAGACTGCGCCTTGTCGATTGGCTGATTCAACTCTTCTTTCTCAGCAGTCGGAATGTCTTCGCCTGCGTAGATGTAGAACCCAAGGCCGAACATTGCCATGCACTTGACCAGACAGCGCATACGAGCGTCTGAGATGTCGCGTGAACCCGGATCTATTATCGCTTTATTGCGATGATCCATGACCGGCAACCACATTGTGCGTGTGGCAACTTCTTCGCCCTCGTGGATTGTGAGGACGCACTCGACCATGACAGTCTCATTCATCTGACGATGATCGCTGAAGTGGTAGTAGCTTTCAGGATACTTGGACATCAGTGTTGACCACGCCCAAGTCCACGACAGATACGAAAGGTTTGCTTTCTTCTGAACGTGATCGTTGACGTTGATCGCGGAAAGGTCTGCCCAGACACGGGCCATGAGTGTTGCTTTAGACATATTGTTGACTCCTATTGATTAACAACAGGAGCCATTTAAACACTTATCGTTTACAGATGCAACACTAAGTGTGTGCCAAACCAACAGGACAGCAGTTTCGTGCTACCAAGCCGTGTTCCTTGTGGAAGATCAGCGAGTGCATCTCACGGGCCGCAAAGTAGCCTGACTTGGCATGCCATGCGTCTGACGGTGCGAGCGTGTTGAATGACTCGACCTTGCACCCGGTGAACTCTTTGACCACCCGGTGATGGATGTGTCCAGTGATCCAGTGCCGGTGTCTGGTCTGCCCCCAGTCGGATGCCCACAGGTGAGCCATGATGTTTGGTAGCTCTTCCATCTTTGCCCCGTCACCATGGGTAATGCCGAGCAGGATATCGTTGAACCGATACATCTGGTAGTGGCCGGGGTCTTGGACAATGTCCACCCGTGGCTCGTTATCAAAGTACAGGGCCAGTGACAATTGGATCCAGTGCGTGGAGTCAGGATCATGGTTGCCTGCCGCGTTGAAGACCGTGACCTTCTCATGCTTTTCGAGCATGCGCTGAATGGCGTGGATCATTGACCACACGAACACCTTGATGATGCGGTAGTACCGGCTGTCTACATCCAGTTGATGGCCATGACCTCTGGTCTTGTTTGAACTGTTGTCAGTGTGCAGGGCATCGCCTACGTTTACGAACAGAGCTTCCTTAGTCGGAGGAGCGGCCTGCGTAAGATAATCGACAGCGCCTTGCATGATTCGGTACGCAATTTCCGAATCAAAATCATCGATCTTAGTTTCGTCTTGGTGAGCCATAGCGCCAAAGTGAGCGTCACCCATGACCATTGTATGGAGACAGTCCTCTTGTGTGAGGCCCATATGCTTAATAGGCTCTGAGCGGCCCCTGTACTCTTCAAGTGCATCTTTTATTCCCTCTAGTATTATTTGCGCCTGAACTTCTTTGTCTGCTTGGGTCTTCACCCACTGCATCATCTGACCCTTTTCCTTGTGGTACAGCGTCGATGTACCCTTCAGAGTCAGCGATTCAGGAATGATGTGCGTCAGGTCATGCTCAGGTGAATAGCCGCGTTTCTCAGCGATTCGCCTGATGTTGATGATAGTGTTACTGACTGTCCCGTGTGACTTGTCTAACGCACGAGCGGCGGCCCTTTGTCCGCCATGATCAATAACAGCCTGCACAATAGTGCGCTGAGCTTCTGACCTACAGAAGTCCAGTAGTTTCGGATCGATCGGCATATGCCCCTCATATGTCTAGCACATCCAGTGCCATCGCTTTCGACAGCGTGAGCGCGCGTTGCCCGACTTGCTCAGCCCACCGTGACCGTAGCATCTCTTCTGAAGCCCCCACAAAGTCGCCTGCTTCGATCAGACCCAATGTGTTTTTGAACTTCATCAGTGTCGGGGTTCCGAGATTGAATGCCATGTCCAACAACACTCGTTGGCGCACATCAGACAAATCTCGCCACCAAGGTAACCCATTGTCCAATTCTTGTGCAACCCTGAGAATGTCGTTATCTAACAACGCTCTAGCCTCGCCTTCGGTGATCCCGATGTCTTCGATGTTGCGACCAACCCCGATTGTGAGTTTGCCTGCCGTACACTTGTATGGCTTGAGCTTCAGCCCCTCGTGCAGGATTAGTTGGTCTTTCAGCGCTTCAATATCCATGTCTTCAAATCTCACTACTTGGTAAGTCCTTTTTGTTTTTCATACGTTCTCAGCCCTCCGAGGCCGAGCATTCCCAGTAGGACCGTCATTAACGAGTCCATATCGAAAGCAGGGAGCGCAGGTATTTCTGCGCCAACGATGCCCACTCCAAACAATATAAGTGGAGCAATGACAAAGTGGTACGCCAACGCGATTCCACAGGTCCATCCGATGAATGGCCTCCATCCTGCGACAAAGACTGATTTATGTTGGGCTTCCGCCTTGTTGACTTCCACTTGAGCGAGAGCGGCTTGGTGCGCCTGTTTTTCGGCCAAGGTTGCGATTTCGTGAGCCAAGGCATTCTTTGCGTCCTTATCTTCGACGACCTTATCGAGTAATCCAGTGACAGGGCCGATCAGCGACCCCAGTAGATTTATCATCTTTTCTCTCCAGTGGCTTCTTGCCACATTTGTCGCAACGGGCAGTCGGGCGTAATATCAACTCTGATCCGCAGTCGGTGATGTATACACCTCGTGTGTACACATACTCACAGGTCTTTGTTTTCATCGCCGCTTGCCATCCAGAATATGTTGGCTACCAATATAAATATCAGTAGCCATTCCATCACTTCTTGCCGCCCATGTTGCTGAAGCCAAAATACGCGCCGATTATGACAGAAATACTACCGTAGTAGATCGTAGACATGTCTGCGAGCAACGTAGAGGCTCCTGACAGGCCGAACGCCTCTGTGGCGACTACTGAGAAGGGAAACAGCAAAATGCCCGATGCGGCCATGTAGGTGATCCTACGCTGTGCGTCTCGTTTGGCATCCGCGTCATCCATTTCGCGGCGGCGGTCTTCAAGCATGATCTCACGCTCGTCAGCATCCAACACACCGTTGCCGTTGTGATCGTACTTTTCAAGATCCGTCATGCTCGCGCAGTCCTCTTCTTTGGCTTCTTGGCAGTCTTGGCGGCGGCCTTAAATGCTTTAGCTGTAGGCGCACCCTTCGTGCCGGGCTTCCGCATCTTCTCTTTCGAGCCTTCCTTGATGCGCTTCCGCTTCTTGTGGATGTTCTTGTACAGGCTCATGACAGAGCCTGAGCCAAACACTGTCCTGCCCGCTTACACGAGCTTGGAGATGGACAACGACTACATGGAGTGAACTCTTTTTTTGCCACCGGCTTCTTCATTGGCTTTTTCATGCTTTCTTCCTTTTCTTCTTGGCCTTTTTGGCCACGTTGAGTGCGATTGCTACAGCCTGCTTCTGAGGCTTGCCCGATTTCATCTCAGTCTTGATGTTCTTTGAGATGGTCTTCTTTGAGTAACCTTTCTTTAACGGCATTACCACTTAACCCTGTGCGACCAATACTTTGGGCTGAAAACGTCCTTTCCGGGCTTTCCCTGCGCGTTGTGACGGGCGTAATAGGACTTGCGCCGCGCCTTATCCTTTTCGCTCTTCGGGTTCTTGCCTGCACCACGCACTCCCTGCTGTCCAAACCTGACTAGCTTGATTCTTTCGCCCTTTTTCGCCAACACAGCGTGTGATTTCCTTGGGTGACTTGGTGTGCGCTTGGGCTTGTTGTAGCCGCTGAACGTCTCACCCCGGTACTTAATGGCCATTATTTACCCCTAAGAGATACCATCCAATAAACCATAAATGCGGCAAGCCCCACGGCAGTAAACACGCCAATGACAGCGCCAGTAACAGCCAGTCCAGTCTTGATGGCTTTTCTGCGAGCCAATTCTTTAGCCTTCGCACGTTTGATCTCTTTTTCTTTTAGCTCTTTGCGGGTTTTCTGCCACCGCAAATAATCATCTTTTAGACCTGCCCGACCATACCAATCCATCTGCTCCAGAAACTGCTTGTGCGCCTGATTGATGCGCTCCATTTCCCAGAACTCTTCGTCACCGGCCTTACCAGAGTCGATACGATGTTGGATTTTTTCTTTTGCTTCAAAGAATTTGCCGAGATCCCGGCCTGCTTCGGCTATGCCCTTGCCCTCTTCAAGCAAGCCCTTGACCGTCTGTAGCGCATCGAGAGCCACCTTCCCTACGGCGATGGCCTCAAAGATCATGATCTGTTCTCAATCAGCCGATCAATCTTGGCATCTAATGAATCAAGGCGGTCCATCACACGGTTGATGTCGGCGTGGACCTCTGCCTTGGTGACGTACTCTTTTGCGATCTCTTCTCTGGTCCGGTTGAGCAGAATGCTGAGACGTTTGATCTCGTTGTGCATTGTGCCGCCTACAAACCCAACAAGCCCAATTGCGGCTGTCAGGACAATATTCCAGACCATCATGTCCATCGCTAGTACGTTCCTTTCCACACCCGGAACTTGTCAAAGTCACCGGATAGAATCTTTCGTTTGACGACCTGTTGCCTTGCCTCAGCATCGTCCCAAGAAACGCCCGCTTCTTTGAGCCATTCATTTACCAGTGCGCGTGGGATTGTCCCAATCAAACGGCTCTCACCAACAACACCACCTTGTGTTGTCATAGATGCCATTTTCGCAACTTTTTCGGCCCCTGAGAAGTCATGTGTCTTCTTGTGGATGAACTTCTTTTCTGTGGGATCGTAGATTAACTGTTCAGCTATCTTCATTTTCAGAATCCTGGGGTACTGCCGCCTTGCGTGAGCGTGTCTTCTTGACTGGCTCAGGCTTTGGAGCTTCGACTACAGGCTGTACACGAACGCCGTACTGGGTTGCGTCAGCGATCTCAACGATCTGCCCGCGTGTGTACTTCTGGCCTGCGATAAACAGGGTTCCAACTACAACTTCATACTTCATTTTTCCGCCCTCAATAGCAGAAAGGGGCTTTCGCCCCTTCCTTGGTAAGTCTCAATTAAGAGACAGTGTTGTCGGCAATGATGCCTGATGCTTTCTCGTTACGGCAAACGAGAGTCAGTTCAGTCACAACTTGACGGCGTGTGCTGTCACCAGTCTTCGCCAACTGAGTGTTCTTAGTTGGGCGGAGAACTGCAACTTCCCACATGTCGTTCTGCATGATGAACACATCGCGTGAACGGTTTTCACGAGTAGGCATGAACTCTACGTTACCCCAAGGAGTCATGTAGACGTTCAACAGGTTCGCTACTTCACCATCAGATGCACCGATAGTAGAACGCTGATTGTTGTTACCAGTGAAGCCAAGAGCCTTGCTCATTTGGAACGCTGACAAATAACAAACGTCAGGGTTACCGCCTTGCTCCCAGATTGACTGCATGACAGTGTCGAACTTGGTCTGGCTGAAAGCAGTCAGCGCAGTAGTTTCGTCTGTACGAGCGTCAGTACCGTCACCAGTAGGATCCGCACCTTCGTTAGCACCAAACACAGTGTTGGTGATCAACCAAGCAGGAGCGCCTGCAAGCTCACGGGCTGTAGTAGAGTTGCCTGCTACACGAGCGTTGTTGGCGAAAAGTGCCTTTTCGATGTCCAACTTCTGCTCTTTAGCAACCTTCAATACTTGGTAGCCGATTTCCTTGGCGCGTCCGGCCTTTGAGAGGCCTTCATCACTGTCAGGCACAGATACCGCGTTCTTGAAAATATTCGTGTAGTTGCCCAACCGTGAAGTCGCTGTGCGAGCTTCAGCAGTAGTGTCGTCACCTTCAACGTGCGAGTTAACGGCTGAAGCGCGTAACGCATCAGTCTGCCACTCGTGGAAAGTGTTGGTTGCTTTAGTCTTTTTACACGCAGAGTAAAAAGGAGTCTCTTCTGGAGAGATGTTAGTGATTACATCCGACAAATCTTCGCGGATACCTACAGCATCATAGCTGTCAAAAGTGTTGGTTGGCTGTGCCATTTTGACTACCTCAAGTTAGTTTTGCATGATCAGTGCCAGTGCATCATCGATGCTACCTGACTTCTTCAGTCTTTCACGTTGCTTTCGCACCGCATCTGTCTTGGTACTAACTTTCTTGGCTCCCGGTTTAATCGCAGGCTTGGCCTTCTTGACCTTGTTCTGCACCGTTTCCTTACCGGCCATCATCTCACGGTACTTCATCGCGTCACGCAGGACCAAAAAGTCTCTGTGTGAACTGATGCCTGCAATCTCTTCTGGAGTGTATCCATACACATCCGTTGCAGTGCGTACCAGATTCTCTTTGAACTTGCCTGCCTTCCCGGCGTCAGCAAGCTCAGGAATAACCTGAACCAATCGTTGGGCCTCTTGCTTGGCATACTCAGCGCGAGCAATTTGCTCTGCCTCTGTCTGCTGTTGCAACACCTGTTGGACCTGACCCATGTTCTGTTGGTATGCCTTCACCTGATTGTCGTACTGGATCTTAGCTTCCATGTACCCAATCGGATCAGCGTCAAACATCGCACTGTCCGGTTCCTGTGGCGGGGTCAAATTCTGACCCGACTGCACCTGTTGTACCAAGTTCGCCAGATTTTGGCGTTCTTGCATCAGGGCGTAATAAGCACTTTCGGCCTCTTTCTTGACCTCAGCAACTTGTTGCATCCCTTTCTGAACGTACTGCTGACCAGAATAACCACGCTTGAGTTCTTCCAGAGTTACCTGCTTTTCTTCTCCGTCTACCTTTACGGTATGGAGGTCACCTACAGGGTCTTCAGACTCATCGTCTTCTTCTGCGTCTTCGTATTCGTTCTCGTCATCCTCTTCAGCTTCAGGGTCATCGACCTCTTCGACTTCATCAGGATCTACGTCTTCAACATCTGCGTCTTCGTCTTCATCGGCTTCTTCAAAAGAGTCCTCTACGGTTTGCTCTTCTTCGACCTCTTCAGGCGCTTCTGCTTCAGTTGTTTCTTCTGGTTGAACCATTAGGTCAACCGCTTGCTCTAGGCTCATTGGCCCAGTGTTACTATCAGTCGTTTCCACGGTGCTGATCTCCAGTATATTTTACTGCTTTTTGTCGTACATTGCTTCAGCGTTAAAAACTTCTTCAATGTACCTGTCAATCGCGGCAACTCCTTTCACAATGTGATGAGCTTCCTCGATTTGTTGTATGGTAGCAGAACTGTTTAAAAATACAGCAGTCTGCGTTTCTATAACCTCTTCCATCATTTCTTTGAAGGTATCGTCATTCACGATTCTTCTCAGTTGATGCGCCCGCTCTTTTGGATTCATTAGAACCTCGTTTGTGGTATCACTTCAGTTGGCGTTGCGTCAGGGAACCGTGGCTCTGACTGCATCTGCTTGATCCGCTCTACGTCTACAGCAGTGCCATACTTTCCGATCACTTCTGCCGCCTTAATGAGCAACTCCTGATCCATCTTGTCACGCTCACGGTCATCTTGGGCCAGTGCCTTCTGTGCGTCCAACTGAGCCTTCAACGTGTCTGACTGCATCTTCGACTGAGCCTTGATCTGCTCTGCCTGAATCTGCGCCTGTGCCAGTGCCGCATTCGGGTCTTGTTGTCCCTGCTGTGCCATCTGCTGTGCCTGCATGACCAACTGCTGTTCACGCTGTGGATCCATCGGCATGTAGTAGCGGTCAGCATTCTTAACGCCGCCCACTGCAAGAATGTCTGCCAGTGTGTTGCGGATGTTTGTCATGCCCACGAGGCCGTTTGTCGGGCCGTAGTTCTGCCAGATGCTCATCTGGGTTTGTAGTGTAGATTGCAGTACAGCGATCTTCTCGTCTTCCTTGCCAGTGCCAAGGCCGACATTGACTGAGATACCCATGTCTGTGTTCCAAGACCGTGGGTCAATCGGTGCAAACTTATCGCCTGCAATACGCATCATTTCGCCTTCAGGGCTGTTCTCAGCAAGCGCCTTCAGCATGAGCTTGAACATGCGTACCATGCCGCCCTCTGCCAAGTTACGAGCGATTACCTCAATCTGTCCTGCCGCCGCATTGACGGTGAGCTTCGCCGCAGTCGCGGTGCTATTTTGTAGTGCATCTGGATCAAGTCCCATTGACGCACGAGAGACGCCAGTTTTCTGTTCGATCACTGAGTCGTAATACTGGAGCGCACCAAGTGTCTGCCCGGCCACAAATGGGACCGCCAGTTCACCGACAGCGCCTGCCTGCTTCATGCGGACCACACCGCCGATTTCGTTGTTCAGCAGGTCATCGATGTTCACCTGACCTTCAACCATCGTGGTGCGTGGGTTGTTTGTCATTGCGATGTTGTCGAGGATGCCGCGCAGGATCGATGTCGATGCGTCCTGATCTTCGATGATCAGATCGGCAATTGACCGGCCAAAGAATGCGTGTGGCTCTGGGTCAACCTCAAAGATTGCGAATGGCACTTCGTTGACAGGCTCGTGTGCAAGTAGCTTGTACTCACCACCGCCCATCAGGATTCGATGCATCTGTGCAATACCAGTACCATCAATGTCCATCTTCATGTAGCACTCAGTGACTGCCACAAGGCGCATAGATGGATCTAGGATGTCTTCTTCTTCAACTTGATCGTAGCCACGCCTTTCAAAATCTTCCGCCTCTGCCATCGTGTCGTAATCACGAATGCCAGATAGTTTCGATACTTCGTCATAGTCGTACCCCATTGCCACGAGATCGGATACCCGCATCTCAGTGCGATGACCTACGCAGTAGGCATCTTCAATGGACCGGGCAGAGCGTGACACAAAGAACTCTTCTGGCGGCACTGACTCGATGCACAACTTCCCGCCCTTGTTGTAGTAAGCAACACGCAGGGTGTAAGTCGGGGTCTGTACTTCTGTGCCGAACTCATCAATCGAAACAGCCATTTCCATAGACTGTTCCAATACTTCAACATTCTCATCCTGCACTACAAGCATCATCTCTGCTTCAGTCAGGTTAGTGAGGTTGTAGTTTTCTGATTCTGTGTACTCATCCCAGTAGACCTTGACCACGCCTGTCTTCTTCAGCAAAGCATCATGGAAAGCGTCTGAGATGATCTTGTAACCGTTCTTTTCAGTGAACTGGTTGTGGATGTACCGGGTAGCAGTTTCTGCCGCTTGGATCTCTTGTGGACCACGCGGAACGAACTGGACATAGTTCTCATTCGACAGGAACACGCGCATGAGCGATGGTTTGATGTTGCGAATGGTGTCACGCACCTTTGTCGCTACAATGGCGCTACGGCCTTCTTCGTGGCCCAGATCAACCTTGCCTTCAAAGTACCGGGATGCCTTGATCCGGTCTTCCGAGATCTCTGATTCGATGAAATCAATTGCGTCTGTTACAGCGTCACGGGCGACATTCTGGATGTCATCTTCGTCCATTGGCTGTGGGCCTTCGTTATCGTCCTCAACAACGTCTTCGATCTGGTCTTCAATACCTTCAACGATGTCGTTGATCATTTCTTCTTCAATCATTGATTAGCGCCCCGTAGCAGTAACTGTTCCATAGCTCTCATGGCATTGTAGTCGTTAATACCTTTTGCTTCATTGGTTTTGCGCTTCACGAAATCAGCCGCCATTTGTGCCGCTGTCGCTGTAGTGCCTTGCGTCATCGCCTGAGCGCCTCTACCAACAGCGGACTCCATTACACCCTGTAATGATGTATCAGCAACCGCGCCGAAACGCTTATCCAAGTGAGTGGCGAACAGTGAAAGGTCATACGCGCTGTTATTAAAGTTTCCGCCAAACTGGTTTGCCACATCATCTAACTGCTTGATTGCGTCTTCCATTGCAATCCGGGCCTGAGTGTTGCTAAACAGCCTGCGTAACTGCTGACCGATTCCTCGATCCGCTGATGCGCCAAAGATATCGATCTTGGTTCCGACTGAGTCGCCAATGTCGTCAAATGTCTTGATTGACGTAGACAGAACATCATTTACACGGGCGTAGTCTTCATCGACTGCTCGCAGTGACTGGTTCAGTGCGCGCCTGATTCCCTTGAGAACTTGCTCTCCAGACGCAGGGATGCCTTCCTTGCCTGCCTTGCCGTAGTCAACCAATGCATCGATCTGACGCTTCAGGTTGTGGAAACGCAGTGCATCAGCGGGAGCGCCGCCAGACATTAAGTCGATCAAGTCCTTAATAGCTCGTTGCGATCCGGGATCTTTCTCAATGATTGAACCCTTAAATGAAATCACTGGCTTGCCATTTGCGCTCAATAC